CAAGCCAAGCAGCAAATGGCTGACCAATCCTTTTCTATCATTGGTGACATTATCACGGCAACGGCGGGGCAGAGTGAAGCAGCACAACGAAAGGCGTTTAATGCGGCTAAAATCGCAAGCATCGCCCAAGCAGTCGTCAACACTTACCTCGGTGCGACCTCGGCTTTAGCAATGACCAAAGAGGTATTCCCAGGTCAACGATTCGTGCAGGCAGCACTTACGATAGCCGCAGGTCTTGCGAATGTGGCCAAGATTAAAGCCACTCAATTCCAAAGTAGTGGTGGTGGGACTTCTGCGCCATCCCCTGCCGCTGGCAATGCGACTATGACCCCGCCTCCGACATTTACAAGCCCCCAAACAACCAACCTCGGAACGGGTGACCTGTCATCGGGTCAGGGTCAGCAGAACCAACCCATGCGGGCCTATGTGGTGGAGCGTGATATCCAGCAGACCACCAGCAGGGTGCGCCGCTTGTCCGAATTTGCAACATTAGGCTAACCCATACATCTACCCCTATGGAACTACCCGTGTATCGGATGACAGTTGACGAGGTGGACGAAGGCGTGCAGTTTGTCGCCCTCGTTGATATGCCTGCGATTGAGAAACCATTCCAAGCCTTCGCCAAGACCCCGCAACGCTTCGCTGAAACGGGAGAACGCCGTGTGCTGACGGGGCCGCTCATGCTTGCCGACACGCCCATCTATCGCAAGGACGACACCTACGGCGAGTACTATGTCGTATTTGACAAGGCGACCATCCGCAAAATCGTTCAGAAGTACTTCAAGCAGGGCAACCAGCACAATGTGAACGCTTACCACAATGCCGAACTGGATGGGGTCTTCATGTTTGAATCCTACATCACCGACACCGAGCGGGGCATCCTTGCACCCAAAGGCTACGAGGACACCCCCGACGGCTCATGGTTCGGCTCCTTCAAGGTGGAGAACGACGAAGTTTGGGAGAACCGCCACGCCTTCAAGGGTTTCTCCGTGGAAGGCCTCTTCGGCATGAAGAACACGGGCACGGAATTAGAGGTCGCACTTGCGGGCCTCGCAGACGATTTGACTAACTTTTTGCAACATATCCAACCTCAATACAAATCCCAATAACATGAACCTAAAATCAGCCATTGACACTTTGCGGACTGAACTCCGCAAGTTCACAACCCAAAAGCAATCCTTTGCCGACTACAAGTTGGTAGATGGAACCGTTGTCCGTGTGGACGGCGACCTCGTTGCAGGAACCGCCGTGTATGTCATCACCGAAGACGAAACCCTTCCTGCCCCCGATGGTGAGCATCAAGTTGAGGGCGTTGGCACAATCAAAACCGAAGGTGGCAAAATCACCGAAGTTGTCGTGGCCGAAGCCCCAGCACCAGCCGAGGAAGTCGCCGTTGCCGCTGAAATAACCCCCGAAGTTGCAGGCGAAGTGGTGAGTGAAATCGCCGAAGGCTATCCAATGGTGGACCCGTTGATGGTTGAGGAAATCGTCAAGAAGCACCTCGTCAGCATCATGGAAGAACTGAAGGCCGCCTACACGGAAATGGGAAAAATGAAGGACAAGATGGCCGCATTTGCAAGTCAAATGGAAACCATGACCGACATCGTAGAAAAGGTTGCCGAACTCCCCTCCGAAGCCCCCAAGCCAACCGCCTCTGCAATCGTGGAGCAACGCAAAGCATCAGCCGCCCAAAACTTTGCGGCCATCGCACAATCAATCCAAACTCTTAAAAACTCCAAATAACCTTAACCCCCTAAAAACAAAATCATGGCATTTTCTTTCGGAAACCTATCAGCCTACACCGACCAACAAAGGCTGCCCCTCATCACCAAAGCGGTTTTCGCCGCTCGCTCTGCTGCCCTCTTTACCAAGCAAGTTGGTATCAAGTCGGCTGCTGCCCTCAACCTCATGGACACCGATGCAAACATCGGGTCAGGAACCGTCTGCGGTTGGTCTGCAACAGGCAACACGACTTTCAGTCAGCGTAACATCACCGTCGGCGTGATGAAAATTCAAGAGGCTCTTTGCCCTCGTTCCTTGGAGCAATACTGGATGCAGTCCCAGTTGACTGCTGGTAGCCAATACGACGGCGTACCATTTGAGCAGGCTTTCTCCGAGCAGAAGGCTCTGCGTATTGCCGAAGCCTTGGAAACCGCTATTTGGCAGGGTAACTCCTACTTCAGCGGTGTAAACCAATTGCTGAACGCTGCATCGGGTTCTACCGTTCTTGCTAACGCTTCCTCCACAACTTGGAACCCAGTATCGGCTTCCGTCGGTATCACGACTTCCAATGTCATCAGCATCTTTGACAAGGTTTACAACGATATCCCGCAGGCTATCTTGACCAAAACTGACCTCGTAATCTTCTGCGGATGGAACAACTTCCGCACCTTGATTGGAGCGTTGAAGTCGCAGACGGGTGTCATGTACAACCAAGTGGACCTCCAAGGGTTGGCCGATGGTGACATCATCTACCCTGGCACAAATGTCCGCATCGTTGCCGTCCCAGGTTTGACCTCAACCAACCGCATCGTTGCAACTTACCTCGGCAACCTGTTCTACGGAACCGACTTGCTCTCCGACGAAGAAAACTTTGAGTTGTGGTACTCCAAGGACAACGATGAAGTCCGCTTCCAAGCCGCCTTCAAAGCAGGTGTGCAGTTCGCCTATCCCGACTTGATGGTTGACTTCAAACTGGCCTAAGTGTAAGGGGGGAGGGAAACTTCCCCCCGCTTTTTTAGTCTAACATAACCCTCTAAAAATACACTATGTCTTGCTCCCTAACTACGGGCTACGCCCTCGGATGCCGTGACGCCGTCGGCGGTATCAAAACTATTTATGTCCAAGCCTTGAACGCTACAGGCTCCGTGAACACGAACGGCAGCGGCTTGGTAACTGGATTCACGCCTACCTCGGTGTCGGGGTCTTGGTTTGAATACGACTTGACTAAGGCTACCTCCAGCATGACGGAAACCTTGAACGCAAGCACCGAGAACGGAACCTTGTTCTACACCCCCGAAGTGACCTTCACCATCAACAAGTTGCAGACCTCCGTCCGCAATGAGTTGCGCCTCTTGGCTCGGAATCGCCTCTTGGTCATCGTCCTTGACAACAACGGACGCTACTGGTTGCTTGGTGCTGCGAATGGCTTGGAAGCCTCCGCTGGTACTGCTGGGACTGGTACTGCATTCGGTGACCGTTCAGGCTACGAGATGACGCTTACGGGAATGGAACCCGATGCAATGCTGAACATCTTGCCAGCAACATTTACCGCATTGACCGCACAAATCAGCGGTTCGTAAAGTATCTTTGACCTGCGGGCCTCATACCCCGCATGGTTTAGTGGTTAGGGCCATCTCTCACGGGGTGGCCCTTTTTTTTTGTACCTTTGGGTATGAGAATTTGCATCGTTTACAACGCCCACCCGACGGGGTGCTCCTTCTACCGACTGGAGATGCCGAACGCCTACCTCGGCGACAACTTCACGGAGTTTGACTATGTCTGCGTGGACAACATCGCCAATGTCAAGGATGAGGACTTAAAGACCGTTGATGTGTGGTTATTTAATCGCTTGTGGTGTCAAGGTACGCTGGACCAAATTCGGAAGGTTTACGAGGCTCTCACGGCGTTTGGTGCGAAGGTTATTTTGGACCTTGACGACTACTGGGTGCTGGAATCGGGTCACATCATGTATCGGCACTATTTGTCCACGAAATTGGATGAGCAAATCCGAGAACACATCCGCTTGGCAGACCATGTGACCACCACGACCGAACACCTCGCCCAAAAGATTCGCCTGCTGAACAAAGCCGTTACCATCCTGCCGAACGAACCCTACGAAGCCTATCAGCAGTACCTCCCCGACACAACGGCCGAACCCGAACCGCACCTGTTCAAAATCGGATGGTTCGGAGGGGCGCAGCACCAAGAGGACATCGCCTTGGTGGAACATTCGTTTGGCTTGCTGGCCCATGACAAATCGCTGGATGGGAGGTACAAAATC